AATTTCTTACGATCTTCATACATTTCTTCCAGAATTTTTGGGAGAAAACCTACTTTATCTGTTCTAAAAAATTGACCATTAGGTGTAAGTGTAACACCAGTTAATTTAGATAAATCAATCTGTTTATTTAACATCTTTTCAACATTGACACCTTGACTGATAATTTGTCGCATTTCATGTGTATAATCTTCAGGTTCAATTAATGTTTCAGGTGAAAGATTATATTGCATCATCAAATGTGGATACAGTGAATTCAAGTCGAAACTTGCGATCCAATGATGCATACCAACTTGCGGATCTTTAACATATGCACCCTCAAATGCTGAATCCTTTTTACTGATTTTCATTGGTGGTACAATAATATTTTGTTTCAAAAGATAACAATATGTTAATGAATCCCACATTCTTGTTTGTGTAAATACATCGGTAAAATTGCTTTTTGTATCGTATGCAATACTTAAAGCTAACTCAAATAATTTTAGTTTATCATCGAGTTCTAAGACCAAATCCATATCACGAATATTATATTCAATAAATTTTTGAAAATTTAATTTATATAATTGATGTAAATTGTCATATTCATCATAGGATAATTTTCTTTTACCCAATTCGACATTAGCAATATTATCTAATCGATAAGATTCTTGGGATTTACCTTCAGGAGCATACCATTTATAAAGTTCCAAATAATCTAGTGTTGATATGCCTAATAATTCATAGGATACCTGTTCTTTATTCATCATGAACACTTTACGTTCGCTAATAATGAACCAAGGTGATAATTTTTTGACTTCTTTTTCACCAAGAATCTTAGTAAATCGATTAATGATAAATGGTATATCAAAGAATTTTATATTCCAACCACTAATAATATCTGGTGGATTTTCTGCCCACATTTGAAGAAATTTTTTACATAAATCATATTCATCTTTACATTTTATATAAACAACATTTTCGTCATTATTATTTACAAAATTACCACAAGCAAATACATGAGTTTTTTCTTTTATATCAAACTTTATTGATATTGCAGTAATTGGTTCAATAGCAAGATATGGATCAGGAAAACCATTTTCGGATCCAGTTTCAATATCAAATATTGCAATACGCATTTTTTCGATATCATATTCTATATCATCAGAGAATTCATCTGCAATAAATGCATATTCATATCGTGTATTACCATAAATTTTGAAGTTGTTTACATCTTTATAACTGTTTACAAAATTTCTGGCAGCATTAATATCTTCAAACTTCATACGTTCAAGATATTCACCATGAAGTGATTTATATTCTGATGCTTTATTAGAGGATAAAAATAATGAAGGCGCATAAGAAATTTTCATCTTGATGCGCCTGTCATCTTTTACACCTCTGTAAAGAATGTTGTTTCCAACACTCAAGACATTGGTATAAAAGTTCATTTTAAAAGAGATTCTGCTGTTGCTATTTGTATGCCTGAACCAAAATATCTGTTATATTGATTTATTAATTCAAGTTTTGGTGTTGTAATTGTAAGAACTTCTGTCATATCAATAGTAATTCCAGTTTCAAATTCTTCACTCATTTCTAGAAATGGACTAAATCCAATTGCTATTTGTCCAGATTGTTGTTGTGACATAACAACAGCAGGTTTCTTGATGATTACCTTAGAATCCTGTTGTTCAACATCAGAAATGATATTCATACCCAATTTTAATGTCAAAAGTTTAATCATTAATAGTTACCTCATAAGAGGGATCAAGAACTGTAAGTGTAACCCATTTCTTAGGAAAAAGCATTTCACGACCACTGAAATCATTCATATCATAATTGGGATCATCAATTAACCCAATTAATTCGATCTGATTATCATAATCACGATAAAAAAGATCATATGAAATAGCTTTAGTCAAGCCAGTTTTTTCTGCAATATTTTTTGCAATTTTCCATGTTTGAATTTGATTCATCAATTACTCCAATATTAAAAATATAATTATACTAAACAATCAACTTAATGTCAAGAGATTGGAGAGGTAAATTTAATTACCTCTCCATTATTACCACAATTAATCAGCTAAAAATTTCTTTGTTGCCGATAAATTAGTTGGTTTACCAATTTGAATTTTTAAAGGTTTTTGTTCTTCTGGAATAACGTTTTCCAACGATATTTGAAGAATTCCATTTTCAAAAGTGGCATTCCTGATAACTACAGTATCCGCCAATTTAAAAGTTTTTGTGAATGATCTTGTACCAATTCCTTTGTACAAGTAATTAACATCTGAAGATTTTTCACCTTTAGAATTAGCTTTTACTGTTAATACACCTTTTTCACGTGTAATATCAATATCTTCTTGTTTAAAACCAGCAATAGCCATTTCAATAATATAGTTAGTATCATTCAAACTAATAATATTGTGAGGTGGATACTTATCTACAGTTAATTTTGATGAATCAAATACTGATTCCAATTCATCAAAAATTCTGTCAAAACCTACAGTTTGATAATAAAGTGGTGCAAAAGATAAACGTCCTAATGTCATAATAGTCTCCTTTTTTATTTAAGCAAGTTTAAAAATAGTGATCCCGAAGGCATCACATTCCTATTTATTCACGATTTTAAATGCTGCACGATTAACTAAGAATGTCCTATTCTTATTTTCAGCTTTAAAAACATAAATAAAAGAAATTCCGTCAATAATCTTTAATTTTTCGATATCCCAACAATATACAATATCACCAGTAAATTCATTTTCCAATTTAAATAGTTTTTTTCTCATAGTCATAATAATTTCCCATATTAATATTTCTTTTTACCAATATTATATTTACTTACAAGTTTCCATTCTGATTTATCTTTATGTGACAATATCTTTATTTGATGAATCGGTGCAATACCATCTGTCAAAATTGAAGGATTTATTATCTTAATCAAACCCCAATCTTGTAAAAGTTTTGCAATTGCATTTCTTCTATGAATATCATTTTCCGTTAAATCTGTTGATCTATTATCAAGAGAAAACAATTCCTTAAAATGAATTATAACATATCTATTTTGTTTATGCAATATATGGCATGATTGATACAATGTTTTGTCTTTACGAGAAGAAACACCAATTCTAGTCAATGTCTCTTTCACCTTTAAAAAATCATCTGGTTGCTGTAAAGTTATTTCTATACCACAATTTCTAAAAATATCATTTGTGTTCATGATGGACCTCTATTATAATTAGTCTTTTCAAGAAATCCCATATGGAAAGTCAATTCAAGACAATGTAAACATATTATAATTCTTATTTATAAGAATACATTTTCTGTCAATCAATTTCTTCATAATATAACTCCATAATAAAAAATCATTTTGCAAGTATATAAAGTCCAATGTTAGAGAATGCATAACCGGTATACGCAATAGCAAGACCGATATTGCCTTTGATGCATTGTTCTATAGCAATATAAGCATATATCAAACCTGTTATTACAATTAGACCGCCACTCATTTAACAAATCCACCTGTTTGAACACTATTCTTGATTATATCAATCTGTTCTTCTGTAAGAATATCTAAAGCAACTCTAGCCTTTTCATTTGAATAACCATAATATAATTTTACACATTCTAAATCTTCACTTTTTACAGGCTTAATCCACTTAGAAAATGGTCTTTTTCTTGATCGTATAGTATATATCAAATAAGAATTTTGAAGTTTTTTGTCTAAATGATGTCTGCGATTCATTTCATTCGAATGAAGGATGCAGTCCATATGGTAAGAAAGGCTGCGATTTACCAGAAATGGCTGATAGTCCTTTTCTGTAATATCATCTACAATAAGATTTTTCTTACCATAAAGGATATCATTTACATAGTCGAATGGATTACTCATATTTTACACAGAAAACAACTTATTCAGATTAATAGATTGAGTATTATGGTCACAATACCATTTATCTGCCACAGTTCTCCAATTGAAACCACTTTGTTTCAAACGTTTACCTTGCATGTAATTTTGTATCCAATAGAGGGCAAATGGAACTGTATCACAAAATCCACCAGCTTTAGACCAGGATGTACCTTTTGTGGGAAAAAGTTTGTCGGATGTAAACCACTCAATACAAATATGTGTTATACCGTCATATTCACTTCCAGTAGTATCATAACTTCTTTCATCTATTCTTTTGAGTCCATTTATCAATATATTTAATTCATCGGAATTATTCTTATATTTTTTAAGCGACATTAAAGATGCACATATTAATGCTTGGTCCCATCTAGCCCTATTATTACAAATCTTATCAAAAATTTTAATTTCTTCAATATATGTTTCTAATTGAAAAGGAAGGTCTTTAGCGAGAATATTTGCCTGATTCCAAAATTTAGGGTTCAGTTTATAACATGCATAATTTAATCCAGTTAAAATTTCTCCCTTTTTTATTTTTTCACATGTAGGCTCAAATGACAGAAGTTTACTCAGAATACCATAAACTTTTTGTTGAGTTTTTTCCATAGAATCGGGATTGTCATATTGATTATAAATTTCTCTAACTTCTTCCATGGATTTACATTTATAAACAGTTGCAAAAACATGTGGAGGTATTTTATCTGACAAACAATTTTTCCAATAGTAAGCCCGCGTATTTCCATTTACTATTCCCTTCCATCCTTTTTCATAAATTCTACCATAATATTTTTCAGACTGTAGTAACTCAACAATCGCTACTTCTAAATGAGTGGGTTTTAATGTTTTCAACATTCTTTTCACTTTAGGTGTTGACGCTCTTCCTTGAGTATCCCTTTGCATAGGAACAGGCTCAAATTCTAAGAATGTGTTAGTTGGAATAGTAACGACCTCAATATTTTTCATAATATCATGATCGATTTTATCTTTTATATTTGTAACATTATCATTTTCCATAATATCATGGTCGATTTTATCTTTTATATTTGTAACATTATCATTTTTCATATTATCTCCTAAATAATTATTTAAACTCCAAATTGCACATCATTTCAGTTAAACAAGCCATGACATTAATCTCAGCATCCGCAACAAATGCTTGTTTATATTGATAGTCTGCAATAGTTACTACCGCTTGTGGAATGCTTTCTGGTTTGAGAATTTCATAAATATTATCATAAAGTTTACGGTAGAATGTTGAAGGATCCACTGTATTAGATGCAATCCATTTACGAATAGAACTAAAGTCTTTTTGTTTTAGATACTCCACAACCTGACTGATAGTTACATCCGAAATTTGTGAAAGAATTCCTGTATCAATCTTTCCAAACTTAGAAAATCTCTGTAATTCATTTAAAATCCTGCGAAAATCTGGAAAATGTTTATTGATTAATTCAGCAACAACTTTTGCATCATATTCAACATTTTCTTTTTCAAGAATACACTGAATTCTTTTGAAAAATAGTGATGCCATTTTCACTTTTTCACCATTTTTCAAAGTAAAATCAATACATGCACATCTACTATGCAAAGGTTCGATTATTCGATTCTTATAATTACATGTGAAAATGAATGAACAATTCTTTGCAAATTCTTCAATTGCATTACGTAAAGCCGGTTGTGTAGAATTCGGATTTAAATAATCTGCTTCATCAATAATAATAACTTTTCTACCACCAGAAAGTGATACAGTAGACGCATATGACTTTATCTTCATACGAAAAGTATCAATACCTGATTCATCAGAACCATTGATAATCATATAATCACAACCTACTTCTTCACACATAGCTTTGGCAACTGTTGTTTTACCAACACCTGCACCACCAGACAACAAAAGATTGGGTATATCCTTTTGCTTGACATACTCCTGAAATGGTGTTTTTAATCTTTCAGGAAGTATGCAATCTTCAATGGTTTTAGGACGATATTTTTCCGTATACAAAAAGTGTTCCATTCACAAACTCCAAAAATAATTACTTAGGTGTATAACTAGAACCAGTTTCAGTTGTTACCCAATATTGTAAATTCATATTTTTGTGTTTGAAATGTGCAATACCTTTAGAAGTAATATTAACATCATATGGTCCAAGAATCATTTTCCATGATTCTTCTTTAAAGATCATATTATATTTTGAACCATTACCATTACAAATTTCTAATTCAATTGTTGCAGCAGAATCATTTGTTGAATCATAATTTCGTGCATAGATTTTTTTACCATCAGAAACAATAGCAATATTTGGCGAAGATATAACGCTTGTTGAACGTTTAATAGTAGAGAAATCTTCTTCTGATAGTTCAAATTTGATTTCTGGATTTGGCATTTCAATACTTTTTTCTGGAGGAGTAATTACCATTTCTTCGCTACAAAATCTATATTCCATTTTACGCCGACCAGCAAGATTTACAATCTTCATACTATTTGAATTAATTTCAATTTCTGGATCATCTTTTTCAAGAGTTAGAACAGCCAAAAGTCCTGTCAATTCATAAATACCAAATTTTTGTTTAAATGTTTCTTCTGATACATATTCAGCAAGAATATTCTTACTTTTACCGATAGTTTTCAGTTTATTACCAGGATTTATAACGATACCCTGATTAATAGACGAGAAGTTTTTCAATACATCAATAGTTGTTTTAGAAAGTTTCATAATATCTCCATAAAAAAAATTAGTATAACAATTTATTTAATAAAAGTCAATATATCATCAATCTTTATTGCCATATCCTCAATAGTACCATTATTTTCAATTAAATAATCATAATCACATCCTATCCAATCTGTTTCAGATGGATGTATATTAACTCTAGGATATGAATAACACAATGGATGTTGATTATATTTAACAAAATCATCATACCAAATAGGATCATCACCACGTTTAACACGTATAATTATACCTTTGTTATTTTGAATATGTTTTATTTCATTTTTAAATCTAACATCAGTAACAACAACATTACGACCCTTTATACGATTTAACAAAGAAATTACCCAAATATCCGAATGAAAAACATTTCTACCTGCTTCTGTTCCCATTAATTGTAATGCAAGTCTAGGTGAAAATGGTTTACCAAATTTTTCAGACCAAAAAGAATCAGGTTCTTCACGCCATTTTCTTGATATTTCGGTATCACCCTCTAAAAGATCACGTGACCAACTAAATATAATTGAACATGCATCTTTTAAAGGTGCTGCAAAACTATCTTTATGAAATCCTTTTTCTACAAGAAGATCACCAAGAGTTCCCTTACCACTTCCAGCAAAACCTATTATTCCAATTAACATTTTACAGTCTACCTGTTAGTTCTGCAATTTTTGGAAGATCACCAGAAAATGGATATGTTCCTATATGTGTCAATTTTATCCAAGGGCATAGAAATATTTTACCACCAGTTTTTCTCCATAACTGACAAAACATATAATCTTCTGACAGATACCTATCAGAACCCCCACCAGTTGCACTATCTTTACTATCAATAATAGTATCAAAATATGCATGGATATATCTAGATCCATTAAAATTTTCTTGTCCTGCATGATCTGGACGATATCTTAATTCTGGATACGATTTTTCCATAACTGGAAAAACATTACGTGATATCATCATAAATCCGGTACCAATTTCCATAACTTCCAGAGGTTCGGTAACAGAGAATTGTGTGGTACCATGTACTACATTAAAAACATAATCCCCTACAATTGATTCTAACTCTTTAGGTTGAATATCAGGTTGTAATTTAACAGCGTGCTGTATATTGTGCCAATTAATAGATTTTTTGGGATAAGCACCACCAATAATATCTTTTTGCAAAGCCAACATAGCAAGAACATCATTAGGTTCAAAATGAATATCAGAATCGACAAAAAGTAGATGTGTGCAATCTGATCTCAGAAATTCATCAACAAGATAGTTTCTTGCACGTGTAATAAGAGATTCATTAAATAAAAATGAAAATTTAACACTAATACCATAATGAGTAAAAATTGTTTGCAAATCCAAACAAGATTTCATATACAAACCATAACACATACCTCCATACATAGGAGTAGCAATCATCAATTTATTATTCTTCATTTCTTCTAAATTAATTCTTATTTCCATAAGAAAATCTCCTATTATTTAAATGATATATTGTTATGTATAATAAAAAAACTACCCCATAAGGGGTAGTTTTTATCATTACCTAAAATTATTAATTATTATGCAAATGCTTTTGAACCAAGGGCTTTATATGCAGCAGCAACCATGGTACGATTAGGTTTACCAAGACGATAAACCGTGGTTTCACCTTTTTGGGTTTTCAAGGTATTGGTGTAGATACTATACCCTTCTGCACGAAGTTCAGCAATACGTGCAGAAAGATTACCGATACCGAAACGATGGTTCGCTTGAGTTTCGGTAATATCTTTACCAGATTTGAAAAACTTAACAAGACGTTGTTTTTGTGATTTAGTCATAAAAAAATCCTCATAAAAAATGTATCGCAAAATTTATATTTGTCCGGAATGCGATACTATATTCCGAATTTTGTAATTTTACATGAAAAAATAGTGTATGTCAATGCTTTTTATAGGTAAACATGCACTATTATTAGATTAATACGGATCCGGGATTAGGTACAACATCCGATACAGTAGTGGAAACATCACTATCAATCTTACTATACAAATCAAGAAATGATGATTTAGTATCCTCATCAAAACGATTCAAACACAATTGAATTGATTTCATTTTATCACCAAAAACACCATATGTTTTAGCGATATGAACCAAACGTCGAGTAGAAATAACTTCATCTGAACCACCTTCATCAAAGGTTTTCCGAATAACATCAGCCCAATTCACAAGTTTTTCAGCAAAATCATCATCTGGTTTACCGTAAGATTCAATCTCTTTTTTCAAGATTTTCTTTTCAATCTTAGGTTCAGGCCATTCTTGTTCCATAGTATTAGGAAAACGTTCAAGGAATGCTTCGTTCAATACATTCGTAAACATATAACGACCATCTTCTGAACCTTTACCTTTTGTATTTGCAGTAGCAAAGACAGTGAAACCAGGAGCAGGTGTAATTAACTCATTCTTTTTCTTCAAGAGAAAAGATTTACCCTCAAGAACACGTTGTAATACTGAAAGATTTTGTCCACCATAATCAATCTCATCAATACACAAAACAGCACCATTACGTGCAGCAACAGTAACAGGACCATCACGCCATTCCATTTCACCATTGATAAGAACATAGTTACCAAGTAAATCACATTCATCGGTTTCAGGTGTCATTGAGATACAGACAAATTTACGTTTAGCTTTAGCACAAGCCTGTTCAATTGACATTGTTTTACCATTACCAGAATGACCTGTAATGAAAACAGGAAAGAATCGCTTCGATTTTACGATTGATAAAACATCATCAAAGTTACCAAACGG